CCATGACCAGTTTAGTTAAGTGGTTTAATCATACTACCATTGCATCTGAACTTGCCAAGATTGGTATAACCTATACGATGGCGGATAAGACTTCAGAATCGCGTCCTTTTATTGATATATCGGAAATTTCCTTTTTAAAACGTTCTTTTGTGTGGGATAATGAGCTTTCGGCTTATGCTGCAAGATTGGAGGAAGCGTCAATCTGGAAAAGTATGTTATTATGGATTCCTAGTTCTGAGGATCCACCTCAAAAGCAAGCCATGGATATTGTTCGCGCTGCCGTCAGTGAGTGGTTCTTTTATGGCCGAGAGCGCTATGATCAAGAAGTTTCTTTCTTGCGCACTATGGTACACAAGTGTGGCCTAGATGATTATGTGGAGCCTGGCATTTTTGTGCCGTGGAATTATCTTCATTTTCGTTTTAATGCAGCTTCTACGTCGTATCTCTTGTCGGAACCAAGCTCTGCTGTGGCCTTATTGGGACAATGTGAGTGGAATATGAAGGAATTAGATAGTGATCTAGTTTATACTGGATCGAATGAAGAGGTCGTTTTTAATGGCCTAGTTATACAAGGGCTTGTAGAGAAAAGTCCTGTTGAAGCCAAAATTCTCTTCCCAACAGTTACTGCTCAGCTTCTCGATTACTCACAAGGTATGTTGTCTGAGAGCGTGGGTGGTTGGGGTTACTTACCAGGGCGTTCCCCGAAATGGTTGTTTAGCCAAGACCCCGGTTGGTGGTCAGAGCTTGTGAGTTATATTTCGGATTATAGGTGTAACCCGAGACGAATTAACCCGCCTACTGCTACTTTCCAAGAGAGTTTGTTGGATCTCCAAGAAAATCCAACACAATTTGACTGCTCCCATTTATCGGTGCAGTCGTTAGAATTAGAAGATGGCTCCGTGCGAATGCAACGTCAAGAGAACTTAATGTTTGCAGATGCAGGAATGGGAGCCAGTTTGACCACCCCAATGGTGTCTTACCGCCCAGATGGTGATGTGGCCGGGGATCTGGGTTCATTCTTGTCCCGACCGGTCGCGATTAATTCGTTTTCCTGGGTTGAGGATTCTACTACACAACCACAGAATGCGTTCTTTCCATGGGAGGCGTATTTTAATACTACTGCCATAAAGAATAAGATATCCAATTATGCTCGACTTCGTTCTAAATTGCATCTAAAATTTGTGGTAAATGCGTCGCCATTTTACTATGGCGCGATTCGAATGTGCTACTGTCCACTGGATGGTGAAAAAAGAGATGTGACCCTATCCCAAGGGGATCAAATCAAATTTTCACAAATGCCAGGTGCGATG